AACGCAACTGCCAACGTCCTGATGAACGATGCTCGTGTTAAGGAGCTGTTCAAGACCGAGCTGGGTGTGACCATCGCTGTTTACACCAAGCAGTATCTGGACGAGGAGGGCGTTGCCCACAAGTTCTATCTGGATGGTTTCTGCACCCTGCTGCCCGAAGGTGCCCTGGGTAACACCTGGCGTGGTGTCACTCCTGAGGAACGTACCCTGCTGGGCAACGACAAGGCTGATGTTTCCGTCGTTTCCAACGGCGTTGCCATCACCGTCACCGTGACCACCGACCCCGTGAACACCAAGACCACCGTGTCTGAGATCGTGCTGCCCTCCTTCGAGCGCATGGCTGAAACCTACGTCATTAAGGCTTACTAATGGCGTATGTGAAGTTTCCGCATTCCGTCAAGTTCAATGGTAAGTATTATGCACCTAATACTTCCATTAAGGTTGACGATGCAGCGGAGCACGTTGAACGTGGTGCTGCGGAAACAGCTAACCGGACAGGGAAGAAGAAAAGAAAATCTTCTTCCCGTCCTAAAGCCGATTCCAAGTCTTCTAAAGACTAATCCGAAGGAGGTAGACCGTTATGAATGCTGACGAAAAGCTCAAGATGGTGAAAACCTTGCTTGATATCGCAGAATCTGACACCAGCGAAGATTCTTTCATTAAGGTCTACCTTACCGCCGCTGAAAAAGAGATTATCTCGTGGAGATATTCTCTCAGCTCTAAGACAGTCGATACTGTCCCGGCTGAATATGAGATGACTCAGATTTTCGCTGTCATCGCTGGTTATTCCCAGAGTGGTGCGGAAGGTCAGACATCTCATTCCGAAAATTCCATTTCGAGAGCGTTTTCTTATCCCGATATGCTCCATTACATTCGCAAAAATGTCATTCCGTTCTGCGGTCTTATTTGAGGTGATTCAAATGAGATGTTTGAACAGGAATAAGCGAAAGTTCTGGTACGCCTTGTATGAAGGACGTGTTCCTCTGAAAGACGAGGATGGGAAATTCACGGGTGAATATGGCAACAGGTATTCCAATCCCATTGCACATAAAGCGAATATTTCCGCTGCCCGTGGTGAAACCGTCACCCGTCAATTCGGCGAGGATGAATCCTACGACAAGGTTATTGTCGATGACGATGTGAATCTTCCCATCGACGAGCATTCCGTTCTGTGGATCGACACCGTACCTTCGTTAAACGAGGACGGCAGTCTGGTTCCCAACGAAAACGGTGATGCTGTTACACCTTATGACTATGAGGTGAAAAAGGTTGCCACCAGCCTTAATTCCACTCTCATTGCTGTTCAGAAGGTGGATGTCGATGGGTAAAAAGGTTATTTCCTTCGAGTTATCGACACGAAGTATCAATCAGGCTATCAAACAGCTTGAGGAGTATGAACGGGAGATTCTTCGTAAGTGCGATCTTTTGCGAGATCGTGTGGCGGAGGAGCTTCGTAAAGAAGCGAGCAATGGTTTTTCCGGTGCCATCGTGGATGATTTAGTCCTTGGTGGCGGTCGCAAAGCAGATGTCAATGTGTCTGTTGATAACCGAGGAAGTATCACGGTTGTCATTGCCGAAGGTGAGGATGCCATTTGGTGTGAATTTGGTGCTGGTGTATACCACAACGGTTCCGCCGGATCCTCCCCACATCCCAAAGGTGCGGAATTGAATTTCTTAATCGGCGGGTATGGAAAAGGTAAAGGTAAACGAAAAGCCTGGGCTTTTTACGATGACGGCGATTTGAGTATCACACGAGGTACTCCGGCAGCAATGCCTATGTATAACGCTGTGAAAAAAGTTTCCGAAAGAATCGTTGAAATCGCAAAAGAGGTGTTCGCATGATCGATATCGAAGCCGATGTCTATGACATTGTGTATCAAAGAGCGGTACAGAAATACCCGCATTTATTTATGACTGGTGAATACGTTAAGTCCCCTCCCTCTTTCCCCTGCGCTTCGCTGGTGGAATCGGATAATGCGGCTTATCTGAGAACCCAGTCGTCTGATTCCGTAGAGAATCATGCCGAGGTCATGTTCGAGTTGAGTGTTTACTCGAATAAAACCAAAGGTAGAAAAGCCGAATGTCGAGAGATCATGGCGTTTTTAGATGGAATCATGGGTAATCTGGGCTTCACCCGGACAATGATGAATCCGGTTCCCAATCTGAATGATGCCACGATTTACCGAATGGTTGCTCGATATAAGGCAGTCGTTTCCAACGGCAAGAAAATTTACAGGAGGTAAAAGAAAATGGCAATTTCTACTTACAAAATCTTTCTGATGATTAAGAAAGAGAATGCTTATGAAAAGCTGGTTGACATCAAGGACTTCCCCGATCTGGGCGGCGAGCCTGAGATGCTGGAAACCACTACTTTATCCGATAAGATGCAGACCCATATTCCCGGCGTTCAGAAGCTGGACGGCTTGGCATTTACTGCCAACTACACCAAGGAGAAGTTCACCGAACTGAAGGGTATGGAAGGTACCGAGCACGATTACTCCGTGTGGTTCGGCGGCACTGAGGAAAATGGCGTGGTTACTCCCACCGGCTCTGACGGTAAGTTTGACTTCAAGGGTAAGCATTCCGTATATGCTGTGGGTGCTGGTGTCAATGAGGTTGTTGACATGAACATCACCATCGCACCTTCCACCCCCATCACCATGGCTGAGTAAGCCGAAATTTTTAGGAGGACAGAACAATGAGTAAGCAGTTGCATTTCAACATGGAGGGTAAGGAGTATACCCTCGAATTTACCCGCAGAACCGTGGCAGAAATGGAGAAGAAGGGTTTTATCGCATCCGATATTACGGACAAGCCCATGACCACTCTCCCCGCCCTGTTTGCTGGTGCATTCCTGGCTAATCACAGATTTGTGAAGCCGGAAGTCATCGAAAATATCTACAACAAACTTACCAAGAAGCAGGAGCTGATCGGCAAGCTGGCAGAAATGTACAACGAACCTATCCTGGCTCTTGTTGAAGAACCCGCAGAAGACAAGGGAAACGTAGACTGGACAGCGACTTGGTAAGTGACTCGCTGTCCTCCACTGAGGGGAGTGGTGGTTCAGCCACTGCTCCCCTCAAAACTTACACAGAGAAGTTTACTGAGCTTTTTCCGTATTATCTGTCCCTTGGAATGACCGAGGAGCAGTATTGGGATCGTGATTGCCAGTTGGTGGTTGCGTATCGTCAAGCGGAAGAAATCAGAGTAAATCGTAGAAATCAGGAGATGTGGTTACAAGGTGCATATTTTTATGATGCACTGATTCGTGTATCTCCCATCCTTCATGCTTTTGCCAAAAAGGGTACAAAGCCCATTCCGTACCTTGGGGAAGCCTATGCTCTCACTGAGAAACAGGTTGAGTTCAAAGAGGAGGAAAAGGCTAAGAAAATCCATGACAAGGGCAAGACTCTTATGGAAGGATTTATGCTACGACATAACAAAAAGTTTGAAGGGAAGTGAGAAATGTGTCTACGACGATTGAATCGTTGGAACTTGCGGTTCAGACTAAAGCAGTGTCTGCGGTTGACGAGCTTGAAAAACTTCGTGATACGTTAGATCAGTTGAAAATCGTCGCATCTAGTGGTGCTGGACTGGGTTCCGTTAAAAGACAACTCACCTCGCTGAATACCGCTCTCGATACCATGAGTGAGAGTAATATCTCCAAGTTGAATAATCTTGCCTTGGGTTTGAAAGCATTCAACGGGGTCGGTAACATCAAGCTCTCTTCTTCTGTTGCTTCTCAAATTGGGAAGATCAGCGAAGCTACTAAAAGTTTGAACGGTGTAAATTTTACGGTATTGCGTGATTTCGCCGTTTCGCTGACTCCCCTTTCTATGATTGGTAAGTCTAATCTATCTTCTATCATTTCTCCTTTGGAAAAGCTCCCGACGGTCGGTCAGAATTTGTCCGGTATGGATTATGCGAGTATGAAAGCTCGTCTTACCGATTTGGTCGATGCCGTGAAACCGTTGAGCGATTTGGGTAAATCCAATCTATCTTCTGTTTTAACACCGTTGAAGAAGCTCCCGGAAACTTTCAAGGCTTTAGACAGTGTAGATTTGGATGCCTTTGATGTCAAAATCAAAAAATTGACTGCATCTCTGAAACCTTTGGCAGATGAAATGCAAAAAGTCGCAAACGGTTTCTCTGCTTTCCCATCGAAGATTCAGAAGTTGCTCAATTCTACCGAAAAAGTACCGAAAGCAAACGATAAGGCCGCAATCTCTACCAACCGTTTTGCAAGATCCATTTTCTCGTTAGCTACTCTCAAAATGGCTGCTGACACGGTGGCTCAGTGGATCAATTCTTCCAACGAATATGTTGAGAATTTGAATCTGTTCACGGTCGCCATGGGTGAGTATGCGGCGCAAGCTCAGAGATATGCGGAAACCGTCGGAGATATCATGGGTATTGATCCTAGCGAGTGGATGCGAAACCAGGGTGTCTTTATGACTCTGGCAACTGGTTTCGGTGTGGTCAATGACCGTGCTTACATTATGAGTCAGAATCTGACCCAGTTGGGTTACGATCTGTCTTCTTTCTTTAATATCAGTTACGAGGATGCAATGCAGAAATTGCAGTCTGGTATTTCTGGCGAACTCGAACCGCTTCGTCGTTTGGGTTATGACCTATCTGCCGCAAGATTGCAGCTAGAAGCATACAATCTTGGTATCCAGAAGAATGTCAATGCCATGACTCAGGCCGAAAAAGCCGAGTTACGTTATCACGCCATTATGACTCAGGTTACTAGCGCACAGGGCGATATGGCTCGTACATTGGATGCCCCGGCAAATCAGTTACGCATTCTTCGTGCTGCTGTTACACAGGCGGCTCGTGCCCTGGGTAATATTTTCATTCCCATTTTGAACGCTGTATTGCCTTACGCTATTGCCCTGGCGAATGTCGTTCGTATGTTGGCGAATGCGATTGCAAGCCTTTTCGGGTTCGCACTCCCTGACATCGATTACAGTGGACTCAGCTCCGCCGCTGGTGGTGTTGCCGATTCCGCTGATGCTATCGATGATAGTTTGGGCGGTGCTGGTAAAAAAGCAAAGGAATTGAAGAATGCGCTTCTGGGAATCGACGAATTGAATATCATCAGTCCTCCCGAAGACGTTGGCGGAGGTGGCGGATCCGGTATCGGCGGCGGAGGTGGCGGAGGTTTTGACTTCGAGCTTCCTACCTATGACTTCATCGGTGATGCCGTCAACAACAAGATCAAAGCCATCGTTGATAAAATCAAAGAGTGGTTGGGTCTGACCAAAGAAATTCATTCTTGGACTGATCTTATGCACACTCGTCTGGGACATATTCTCTCCGTTATTGGAGCCATCGGGATCGCCGCCGCTGGTATCGGTGCAGTAGTTCTGATTGAGAAATTGATCGGTTCACTGGGTAAAACGGGCGGCTTGATTCAGACTGTAACAGGTTTGTGGGGCAAATTCACTGGGAAACTGAAAAGTTTGTCCAGTATGTCTAAAGCAATTTTGTCCATCGCTGCTCTGGCGGCTGAATTTGTTGCAGTCAAAAGTGCAATTCAGAATGCCATCGAAGGAAATATTTCCTGGGGTGAAGCAGCTTTGACAATCATCCCTATTGCGGGTGCAGTTGGTGCAGCAATGTATGCAATGCTCGGCCCCTGGGGATTGGTTCTTGCCGCTGTTACAGCCGTAACCGCTGCTGTCTTCGGCTGGGCAAGTGCCGCTGAACAGATGGGCATCGAAGCGTATCGGGCAACCGAACAGTACGAAGTGATGGCTTATGTCATTTCTAGTAGCGAGGATATTATCAAGCGAAGCGGCGACGCATTGTCTAATGTCAATGATAAGTTGAATGGTATCAAATCCATTGATGCTGATTGGTTTACAGTTCGTTCTCTGACCAATGAAATCTTTGAGTTGTCCGAAAAGACAAACAAGACGGATTATGAAATGGTTCTGTTGCAGACCAAGGTGAACACGCTTAATAGCATGAACATCGATGGTTTGCATTTGAGTATTGACGAAACCACAGGTGCAATCATTGAGGAACGTGCCGCTATCGATAAGGTAATTGAGGGTTTGGAGTTACAGGCAAGACAGGCTGCCTTGCAGGAGGTTTTGACCGAAGCATACAAGGCTCAGTATCAGGCGATGTATGATAACCAGACTGCTGTCACTAATCTGGGTGCAGCACAGGAAACCTACAACGATGCTTGTGCTGAGTTGGAAAAGCTCGGAAATGAAGTTAAATGGTGGATGCGCCCCTTTAGCGAGGAGTATCAAGCAGCAGAAGCTGCGGTTGAGGGTGCCGAAGAAGCACTGCGATTAGCGTATGAAGCTGTCGATTCTAGTAAAGCGGCTTACGATGAACTCGGTGGTATCATTGAGAGTACAACAGAACAGTACGCATTGCTTGCCGAAGAAGCAACCTCTGGTGCAGATGCAATCGGTGGTGCCGTAACCGATGGTATGACAGAGGGTATCAAAACAGGTTCCACCGAAGTTCTTTCGGCAACGGAAGCACTGGGTAACGATGTCAGTGATAGAATGCGTGAGGTTCTGGGCATCCATAGCCCCTCCACCGTTTTTCAGCAGATGGGTGTCGACAGTGCTCAAGGTTATAAATTGGGTTTGGAAGCAGAAATGCCTAAGGTCGTTTCCGTCTTCCAGGGTGCCTATGTGACCGAAGCCGGACATAAATTTGTAGCGCAGCTTATGACTGCTATTCGTTCTAAATCTTCTGAGTTTTCCACCGTTGCCAGGGATCTTGTCAATGGTTTTTCCAGCAGTCTTACGGCTGCATCCGGCGGTAGTAGTTCCAGCGTAATCGCTTGGGCAACTAACGTTAAGAGATGGTTCTCTGATAACGGCTATGGTGCAATCAACGGTAATACCTTCCAGATTTATGCCAAAGACATTGTTACTGGATTCAGTACAAGTCTGAGCGGTGCTTATCCCAGCTCCAAGTCCATCGTGACCACTTGGGCAGCTAATGTCAAAAGCTGGTTTACGGATAACGCCTACGGTGGTGTAAATCGTAACACGTTCCAGACCTATGCCAAAGACATTGTAAGCGGGTTTGGTTCCGGTATCACGAATGCTGCCCCCAGCTCTAAATCCAGCATGACTTCTTGGGCAAGTAGTGTGAAGTCAGCGTTTACAGAGGTTGCATCCTATAGTGCTTTCTATTATATCGCAAGAGATGTAGTAGATGGTTTTAACAACGGTATCTATTATTTCTACGACACTACACTTCCGTATATGCGTAGGTGGGCAAGCGAAGCAAAAGCAGCTTACAAGCGTGAGTTGGATTCCAATTCCCCGTCCATGGAGTTCTGGCGTATCGCTAGAGATACTGTCCTCGGTTACAACCTGGGTATCGTTGACAACGGTGATAGCACCCAGAAGGTCGTGACCAACTGGGCAAAATCTTTTACCGGGATTACTCCCACCATGAGTTTCGCTGTCGATACCTCTGCTCTGAAATATTACAATTCCGATTCTTTCGCAAAATCGATTTCTGCAAATGTTACCTCCAACAGTAATGTTTCCGCAGTCGGTTTCAAGGAAGCCATGGAGGAGTTCTATAAGGAGTATGTCGAACCTACTGTCACTCAGATGGCAGAGGATATGCGTAGACAGGCAGACAAAAAGGAACAGACGGTTGTTCAGATCGGCAATCGTACCGTTTCCGATGTTGTTACCAGACAGCAGAACGCAAACGGTTACTCTTTTGTGACTGGATAAGGAGGGGTCAAGAATGTCTTATTTGATTATCAATGGATATGAATTGCCCCCTCCCAAGCGGGGCGTTCGTCCTATCGTAACCACTGTTGTGGATGCTGGCAGAAATGCCAATGGCGCAGTCGTGGGTCAGAAGGTCGGTCGAGATCAGTATAAACTGGACGGTCTGGAATGGCCTTGGCTCCCTGCGGCGGAATGGAGTCGTATTCTTACGATTCTGGATAATTTCTTTGTATACGTTACATTCCCGAATCCTGTTACGAATGCCAGGGTGACAGTCAAAATGTACCCTGGTGATCGTAGCGCAGAACCCTATTGGGTGGACGGTAACGGGGATCCCACGTTTTACAGAAATTGCAAATTTAATCTCATTGACACCGGAGAATGAGGAGGGTAAGTATCATGGAAATCTATGTTCCCGTGCAGGGATATAACGGACGTTACCTCGTCAGTAACATGGGCAACATGAAATGCCTTTCTCGTAAAAAGGACAGATATGTGCCCATGCGTGGGTATGTCGATCATCGTGGTTATCGCAGGGTTGATCTTGAGGGAAAAGATTGCTTGGTTCATCGTTTGGTTGCTTCCCATTTTATTCCCAACCTTGAAGCCAAGGAAACTGTCAATCATAAGAATGAAGACAAACTCGACAACCGGGTGGAGAACCTTGAATGGATGACTACCGCCGAAAACAATAATTACGGAACCCGTAATGCCAGAGCGGGAAAAGCCCGTGAAAAGCCCATTTTACGGATTTCAAAGGAAAGCGGTAAGGTCTTACAGCGATACCCGTCGTTGAAAGCCGCCGTTGCAGATGGATTTGACCACTCTGCCCTCAGTCGTTGCGCCAACGGTTTGGATGTAAAATCCTCCGGCGGATATCTGTGGAGATGGGAGTGATTTCATGCAGAAAGTATCAAAAGCATATCGGGACAGCATGAAATCCTCCCTCCGGGAGAGAGCATACATTATGCTCTCTTTCGGCTTGGTCAATCAGGAAGCCCAAGCAAACGCAAAGATTGATAAAGGTGATTTCGCATATTTTTCTAACTCTGAGAATGTTTTCTCCGAAAAATCCGACGATACGGTTTACGCAACCCTTGAGGAAAACTTCACCAGGGTTGACGGATCCATGTTTTTTCTTCCTCGCCGTAATACCTCCAATGCGTATTACGACACGGGTATTATCAGCAGCAAATTGATTTCCGAAGCTGTACATGAGTTGAAAATTAGTCTGAATATCCCTCCTACGGATTTCAAAGGCATTACGATCAATTTTGGTGAGAACTACCCGGTCGATTTCGATATGGTAAGTGATAGCGGTCAGGTGATCGAGTTCAGAGGGAATACGGAAGCATTGTTCTCAAGCGAAGAAGTTCTGGATAATACGAGTAG